ATAAAAAAACCAGATAATATAGAAAAACCAGATAATATAGAAAAACCAGATAATATAGAAAAACCAGATAATATAGAAAAACCAGATAATATAGAAAAACCAGATAATATAGAAAAACCAGAACTAACATTTCGTCAAATGTTTCTAAATGGATTAGGAATGAATGAGTCAGACAATTTACAAACAAGCACTATTTTACAAACACTAGATCAGAAATACTGTTACAGTTTTATAGTTCAACATCCATTGAATCATATTGTTCATACTATCATTGCACCAACTATTTATTTAGTAGCAGTTTATGAAATAAGCGAAAATAATATCATAGTAATTGACCCGAATGAATATGAAACTTGGCAAAATATTACGAATTCCCCTATTCGATTTCCAAAACGTATTTTTGAAAATACATACGACGATATTTATTCGCAAAAATGTTCACCAGATTCGACCTATGATATTCCTGGAGTGATGTTTTTTAATAGAGAGACGGGAGAGAGAGCATGTATGGAAAATGAGTCATATAAAAAAGTACGTGAATTAAGAGGAAACCATCCGAATCTGCAATATCATTATTTAATTCTTAAACGCGATAATAGAATTACCGAATTTTTAATACATTTTAATCAATATACCGATATATTTTCAAAGTTCGAACAACTTTATGATAATTTTATTAGAAATATTCATAATGGTTACGTTCTATATTATATAAAGAAAGCGGGTAATGTTGTATCAAAACAGTTTTTTCCATTAGTATATAAAATTCACCATGAAGTATTTATACCATCCATGGTAAATGGTTCTAAAATAATTATTAAACGTGAAATCGTTGCGGATTATATTGGTAAGTTAGATCCAAAATCACTGATTTATTATTTGAATTGGAAGGAAAAGCCAATCGAAAATGGAAATAAATGATCAGTTATATACACATATTAACTCTTTCCATATTCAAACAGACCACCAACAGGGTCGGCGTTTGAAATGTTAAAAGGTGTAAACAAAAATATCGGTATAATATATAAATTTAAATAACCGATAAATGCAACAAGAAAAAATCTATAAAACAGATCATGAAATAGAATCAGAAATCCGTCATATTTTTAATGAAAATAAAGTAGATGATTTGAAAAAATTCATCAATAAACGCGCATGTTTAAATACTACAAATCAGATCCTTATTTATTTATTCCATATCATACAGTCGGCTGGTGTATTAACAACAACGATTGCTGCAGGATATAATATGAAGGAACTCGTTTGGATTGGAGTCGGAATGAATATTTTAGCATCTTTAATAAATGTTTTTGAAAAGACAAATGATACAATGTCAAAGAGAATTTTAAAGGATATTCAAGCAATTAAATCAGGTACATATGTTGATGAAGGTACAATCATTGATATAGATACAAAAGAACCAAATAAAGAAAAAGAAAAGGGTGTCGTATCTGCTACGAATTCGGATATTGGAGATATTGAAACCAATCATACCGATAAAACAAAACAAAATGTAAAAACATTATTAAAAGGACCGCTTATTAGTGATGGATATAAAGGTCCATTGATTAACTCTTTACCTGGACAGAGTTCGGATTCCGGAGTTGTTCGGGGAAAAGGGTTAAATCCTATAGCGGGAGATAATACAAATAGTTAACCAAAATAAAGCGTTAGGAAATTGATATTTATTTTCTATAAAATAAATATCTTATTATATAATCTTAATTAATAAAATAATAAATACTATGGACATGAACGAAATTATACAATGTGTTTTTATAAATGAAGAAAAATCACTTCATCAATTAACGAATAAACAATTATTAGAATTATATAAATATTTCCATATTAAAACAAAGGGACGAAGTAAATATTTATTAATCAAACATCTATTACCATTAAAAATACGTTATCGTCGTATTAAACAACTTGAGGATTCGAATTATTCAGAAGAATGTCCAATATGTTATGATACTATAAAACCAAATGACTATGTTATTACGAAGTGTTGCCATATATTTTGTCAAGAATGTATTATTAAACATATTATTATAGGTAATAATCATTTCTGCCCATATTGTCGAAGAGAATGTGTAGAAAAAGAGGTATTTGATTTACCATTATCGTCAGAAATATTAGAAAGAATGGGTATTTTAAAAATGACGAATGATATTTTAGATACAGGACTTATTATTTTACAACATTTACGATATCAACAATATATTACAGATTCAAATATGATTCAACTGATCCGTGAGTATCAATTCAGACAACAGTATGCTAATAAAATAATAATATGTATAAAATTCGTATTTATGATGATGGGTATATGGTTCCTAACCACTATTTAACCGTCATATACATATCCGATAATTTCGATAGATTTTGAATATATTTCATAGAATGTGCACGGTTTATATCGCTCATTTCTTTTACTGGTTGTCTTAAAGTATCAATGATTGCCATAATATCCGCCGAATTTCCCATATGTGCTAGATCTTGTGAATAATCTTTCTCAAAGAAGAAATCGAGTTGTCCTGCATCAATGACATTACGATAAGGAGTATATACAAAAATATGCCATGCTTTTAATAAAGAAGTTGGATTTGCTTTTCTAAATAATTCGAAAGATGTTTTAGACCCACGAACACCATCATTTTCGGGGAAAATAGTAGTAATTTCATCAATAAATGCGAAAAAGTGGGTATTGAATGCTTTTAGAATACTAGATTTATCTGCCATTTTTATATTTTAATAAATAATATTTAATTATCTTTAATTATCTTTTGTTTTTTATTATTTTATTATAGATTTTATACTAATTACAAGGGAAACCTACGGTTTCCCTTTGAAACCCTCCTTTTTAAATGGATATTTGAAATAGTTTTACTATAAATGCATTTTTAATACTCCATATTTGAAGGGAAGGGGTCATAGGGGAAACCGTAGGTTTCCCTTAAACAAACCCATACGGATTCGACGCTACTTGCGGGACATCTTTATTCCTCGCATTTTCTAAACTCTCAATACTAACTGATTCACCCACTTTATCCGGTCGATAGTTATCGATCGGTGTTTGTATGGAAAAATTATCATGGCTAGCAGATACATAAGCACCCATCTGTCTTGAACCACCACTCCCTTTTGCACTTAATTCTTCTGGTGTCATATCATAAAAAGTATATTGTTCACTCAGAATATTTCCCGCCGATGCTTGTCCTAAAGTAATTCCTACGGGTTCGCCAACAACACCGGTTGCCTCGGATTGTTTCGTTTTAACATAGGGTCCAAAATATTGCATAATATCATCACCGAAGATAGCGCTATATTTTTGTGATACAATTAATAATGCAGGAACACCTTGGACATTCGGGGGTAAAAGTATTTTCCGACCATTTTCTAAAACAATATTAATTTGACCAGTATTTTGATTCGTAATCCGTTTATCGATACAAATACAATTGACCTTTTCGATAAGTCCGTTTGCAGCAACGAATTTAAGAATTCTTTTTGAATGTTGGCAATAATTACTATAATATAGAATATCCATTATCTTATATTATATCTAAAAAACGATTTCGAGTCTATAAACGTATTTTTTTGGTTTTTATTTGCATTATTTTTTATTTTTTATTTACTTAGAACACATCGTATATAAGAGGCGATTTTGGAAATAAAATATGAAATATAAAATAGCGACTAAAAACATATTTACATAAAATTTCATACCGAGTTTCTTAGTAATACCGATATATAGTGATGAAATGATTACCATTATCATAAGTGCAAATCCGAAGACAGATAAATAGAAAAAGTATGCACAGTATTGTGATCCTAAAGGTCCGAAAAGATTATCTGTAAATGTTGTCATTTTATAAATGAATACAATTATATATATTATCCGATAGATTTATTTACAAATTATATAAATTCTCTCAAAATCGAATTTATATAAACCAATAAAACAAGATAAAATACAAATCTATTATATATTATTCTATATCCCTGTAATATATAATGGATAATTCAAATATATGGAAAATAATCGATTCATATTTTCGAGATAACCCGCAATCTTTAGTAATGCATCATATTGAATCCTATAACGATTTTTATAAAAAAGGTATATTCCAGATTTTCCGCGATAATAATCCTTTACGAATCTCAAGTAGATATGATGACGAAATTGGTGATTTTAGAAATAAATGCGAATTATATCTCGGTGGTAAATCAGGACAGAAATTATATTTTGGAAAACCAGTGATTAGTGATAGCGATAAAACCCATTATATGTATCCAAATGATGCTAGACTTCGTAATATGTCGTATTCAATGACCATCCATTATGATATTGAAATTGAGATAATATCGGCTTTAGCAGAGGGTGAAGTACCGACTATGATTGGTCAAGAGGAAGCACTAGATGAAATAGGAGAGATTATAGATTCCGATTCCGATTCCGATTCCGGTTCCGATAAAGATCCAGAAACAGGTAAATTCCGTAATTTCAAAGAAAAACGAGGTGGATCTTCTCTCAATAAAACCGAAGAAAAAGATAAAAATGAATCAGGAGAACCAGAAAAAAGAAAAAAGAAACCAAGGTTAACTGTTTTAGATAAAATGGCAATAAATGCGAAAAACCAACTCAATAAACTTCCTCCTGGACAAGTCGCACGTATAAAAGAAGCGACTGAAAAATCATTTATTAAACCTGGTTTTCAAAAACAAACAATTCTTTTAGAAAAGGTTTTTTTAGGCCGATTTCCAATCATGGTCCAATCCGAATTCTGTATCTTAAATGGTCTTCCAAAACAAGTCCGTTATAATATGGGTGAATGTCGTAATGATTTCGGTGGGTATTTTATTATTGATGGTAATGAGAAGGCAGTGATTCCACAAGAGAAATTCGCGGATAATATGCTATATATAAAAGATGTAGATGATGGCGAATATCTTTATTCCGCCGAAATACGTTCTGTTTCAGAAAATGTATCCAAACCCGTTCGTACACTCTCTGTGAAAATCGTAGCACCGACGAAATATGATGCTAACATATCGGAAGAAAGGTCGAAAAAATATACCTATGAAAATATCGTTGTGAATATCCCAAATATTCGAAAACCAGTACCCCTTTTTATAGTATTTCGCGCTCTCGGTATTCTCTCGGATAAGGATATTATTACGACATGTCTTTTAGACTTGGATCGATTTTCACCCATGATCGATCTCTTTATTCCATCCGTACATGATGCTGGTGCAATTATGTCCCAAGTACTAGCCCTTGATTTTATGGCCATGTTAACAAAAGGGAAAACAAAGGCACATGTCTTAGAAATTCTATCGGATTACTTTTTCCCACATATTGGAGAGACGAATTTTATACAAAAAGCATATTATTTAGGATATGTTGTATTTCGACTACTAAAAGTAAAAATCGGTGTAGATGAACCAACCAATCGCGATAATTTTAAATTCAAGCGTATTGAACCCGTCGGTACTCTAATGACCGAACTTTTCCGCGAATATTATAAACTCCAAATGCATAATATTCAATTAAAATTCGAAGAACAACTCTATTTTAAAGCAGCCGAATATGAAAATGACTTGAAATCTCTCATTTTACGAAATTATATGAAGGTATTCTCAGAAAAAATCGTAGATACAGGATTTAAAAAGGCATTTAAAGGGAATTGGGGTGCTCAAGCACATACAAAACGTATTGGTGTTGTCCAAGATTTAAATCGTCTCTCACATAATTCAGCAGTATGCCATTTAAGAAAGACGAATTTACAATTAACGGCTGGTTTGAAACTCGTTGGTCCACGAGTTCTGCATTGTTCGCAATGGGGCTTTTTCGATCCAATTGATACTCCTGATGGAGCGAATATTGGTCTTCATAAACATCTCTCTATTGCGACATATATTACGAAAGGGTTCTCTCGCGAACCAATGATTCAGTGGTTACGAGAGAATGTAAAAGTGAAATTAGTAGAAGAATGTATGCCAATACAATTAGCAAATCAAACAAAAGTCATTATAAATGGGCTTTGGTTAGGTATTGTGGATACGCCATTAGAATGTGTAAATAAATTCAAATTATTTCGAAGAAATGCATTATTACCGATTTATTTCAGTATTTCATTTGATATTAAACAAAACACGATTTTTATTTATACAGATGCAGGGCGATTAAGTAGACCGGTTTTTTATACTGTTCCGGTAGATGAAGATATGGATTTATTAGATGACGACCCAACTGAAGAATCTATACCGAAAAAATCATCTAAAAAAACGACTAAATTCTCGTTTGAAAATCCCGAAATTCTGAAAAAAATTGAGTCGGATGAATTTACATGGACGGAATTAGTCGCTGGATTTAATAAACGCAGACCAGAAGCCAATTTTTCTACACAAGATATGAAAATCTATGGATTACAAGAATTATATGGAGAAGCCAATATAACAAATATAAACTCACCAGCAGCATTAATAAAATTCAAAAAGAACAAGGCGATCATCGATTATATTGATACAAGTGAATCTGAAGATACATTGATCGCTATTAATGCTGAGGCATTAGAATCTTCTACGAAACCATATACACATATGGAAATACACGAATCTCTCACGATGAGTATGATGTGTAATTTAATTCCATTTCTCCAAAATAATCCTGCAACACGAAATTCGTTCTCATGTGGTCAAGTAAACAAGCAGTTTCCATGTATCATACGAATCATCGTGTACGTATGGATAAATCCGCGGTTGTATTAAATTCTTCTCAGATTCCCCTTGTAAAAACGCGATATATGGAACATATTAATGGTGAGGAGAATTGCTATGGAGAGAATGCAATTGTTGCAATTATGTGTTATACCGGATATAATGTCGAAGACGCCATGTTAGTGAATGAAGGTTCTTTAAAACGCGGTTTATTCAGAACCACGTATTATTCATCCTATGAAGCACATGAGGAAAAGGGTAATACAGAACCGATTTCAAGTACAATATTTACAAATATCGAGACTTGTCCAAATGTAGTTGGATCCCGTCTTCATCAGGATTATAGTAAATTAGACGATTTTGGACTTATAAAAGAGGGTTCCGAAGTAAATGACGAGACCGCAGTCATCGGTATGGTTTCATCTTCTACTGGTAATCCATCCAATATAAATATATCTAAGAAACCAAAGAAGGGACAACTCGGGATAGTAGATAAGACATTTATCACAGAGGGTGAAGAAGGATCCAGAATAGCAAAGGTCCGTATTCGTGAAGAGAGAATTCCTGCAATTGGTGATAAGATGGCTTCACGTGCGGGTCAAAAAGGTACAATTGGTTTAGTCGTTCCCGAAATAGACATGCCATTTACAAAAGATGGAGTTAGACCTGATATTATTATTAATCCTCATGCGATTCCCTCGCGTATGACAATTGGGCAATTTGTTGAAACTATTACTGGAAAAGCGGCGGTACATTATGGCGCATTTGCTGATGCTACTGCATTTAATGTAAAAGGTATGAAAGCAGGAAGATTTGGAGAGATGTTAACTAAAGTTGGATATCATTCTACTGGATATGAAGTCCTTTATAATGGAATGACGGGTGAGCAACTCGAAACAGAAATATTCATCGGTCCTACTTATTATATGCGATTGAAACATATGGTAAAAGATAAGGTCAATTATCGTGGTCCAGGACCTATGACTGCACTTACCAGACAACCCGTTGAAGGTCGTGCGAATGATGGCGGACTCAGAATCGGAGAGATGGAACGTGATGCAGTGATTTCTCATGGCGCAACGAATTTCCTTACAGAATCGATGATGGAGCGTAGTGATAAATATCAAATCGCGATTTGTAATAAGACAGGTATGATCGCTATCTATAATCCTACGAAAAATCTTTTTTTAAGCCCTATGGCAGATGGTCCTCTTCGATATATTAGTACAAAAGATAGAGAGAATATTCAAGTCCAAAATATCAGTAAATTTGGACGTAGTTTTAGTATAGTATCGATTCCATATTCATTTAAATTAATGATGCAAGAACTACAATGTATGAATATCCAGATGCGAATTATTACAGAAGATAATATTGATCAAATCGAATCGATGTCCTTTTCTAAAAATATTGAATCTCTCCTACATGATAAACATCCTGACATGGTAAAAATTATTGATGATATAAGAGTTAATTTAAATCCAAAGATGATAAACACACCAGAACAAGAAGGATCGCCTGGACAGTATCAAAACAAAGAACTGTATCAAAACAAAGAACTGTATCAAAACAAAGAACTGTATCAGAACAAAG